TAACAATACACCCCCGCGGCGTATGTTCCAAAACTACCATGATATGACAATCATATAGCAGCGTGTTCTCAAGGGATTTCCTCAACAGGCATTGGCGGCAGCAGGATTGTGTATCACTACACAACGCATACACTAGCACCGTTACTCCAAAGAAAAATTCCAAATGGTACTATTCCCTTGCACAACTACTATACTTTTACATACTTTAAATATCTTCACATACACCGCATCACCATACGGCTATAAATATACCCTTCGATATATTGAAAACTTTTGCCCTTTCACACCTACATACCCCTGAAACTACGATACAAAATATTAACATCTCCTCATCTCAGTGGACAGCAGCCCGCAATTGGGCCAGGACTTCATCACACGCAATTTCTTGCGCATCTCCTTTCTGGGGGGCACGTCCCTGTCCCCTCAGACATACGGCTGGGCTTTCAAACCAGCCTTCCCAAATCCAATGCTTCGCTGCATCGATCCAGGAATTACCTTTCCATTCCGCTCCTTCCGGAAACCAGACTCCTCTCTGGCACAGTTGGTTCATCGTCATGCGTGCGTTCCTCTTCCGTGGTTGGTCGTCGAAATACTCTTTCAACAGCTTCATCACTTTATCTGGCACACGTTGGCGTGGTTTATAACCACCACACTTAACTTGCAGCTCACGATAATGCTCCCGCACCAAACTACCATTACGGTACTCTCCAGCAACATACGGGCAAATGGCACAGTTCCAATCCTGAAACTTTCGTTTTCCGGTTCCCCCTTTCTCCATGGTGTTTTCACTCCATTGGGGTCTCTCAGCGCGCACAAACAAATCAATCTCCTTGCACACCACGAAACAAATCCAGTCAACAAGCTCAGCATACATCTGAACTTCAAACGCATTCCAATCGTCATGAACTCGCCACAAACGATCACTACACTTCTCGCGATAACAACGTTTCACCTCAAGCTCCCATCCAAGGAACTTCCACACCGGCCGCTCATCAATCCACACAGGATGAATAAGGGACAAAGGTAGGTTCACTTTTGGATCCCCATCCTTTCTCCCAGTCCAGCACATCCCCTGAAACATCTTCAACATCTCATACATCCGTTTCCCAGATGGATATGCATCCACCAACTCCTTGGCAGCCCACATCTGATTAGACGTGAACTCTCCATTGAATGGTGTATACGCAATAAGGCACTGTGCCTTCACACGTGCCAAAACACTCTCCCGATGTTCAATCGCTTCGTTAATAGCTCCCACCTCACTCTCAATCTCGGCATCGGTCATTCTCATGTCAAGAACAATAGTTTCACACGAAACAGCCATAGCGTTTAAAAAGGTGCTAATCTCTCTTTATTAAGGAAAATAGAGATGCATAAGAAAACCTTTGTTGGTGTAGATCTAGGAAGACCAACAGCACGTCCTACGAGTTCCACCTCGCTAGGGTCTTTCAACACAACGCTCACACCATCGTCCACCGACAACACACACACAACACAACACACTCACATAGAAAAATCATCTATATACAATGGTTTATATTCAATCTCGCCATTAAACATCTGATTAAAATAATCATAGTTATACAACACAGGTTGAATCTCATTCGCAATAAGACACGCACGCACTCTGTTACGGAAAACTTTAAACTCTTCCACACCATAATGGTACATAAAACGAAGTGCATCATTGAGGTTAGCCATCAATGCGCTCACCACCAAATCGGGTTTACTCTCAGTAACCCAATTCGTTAGCTCACGAATCGTTTGCTCCGCCATCAACGAATGCCAAATCATCCCTTCTCTGCGAAAACCACACTTCAAAAATGTAGCTTCATCTATTCCAACGTAGGGAACCAACTGCTCATCCTTCATAGAAGAAGTCACAGTAATTCCCTGCGTTGATAGATACTCAGCACACGTAACAGAGTTGAATTTACTTACAACACTACTATCTACAGCACCAATCATATCATCACCATAAAAGTACATACGTACAAAACGATGAAAATGCCCAAGCGACAATCGAGTCAACTTGAGCCAACACACTCGCATGTAAATACAATTCACAATACTATTAATGTGCGTGGTAGCGGGAATCCCCGACTGATTACCACGCACCGTATAGTACACTAAATCATACACTACATGTGGACAATGTGCACACTCATGCATAAGCGTACGACGAACATTCTTATTTACATCCGAATCATCGTACCACTCATTTACAATCTCCGTAAATGCATCCAGCATCTGCGGAGAAACACTCCCATCAAAATTTGACACATCCGTCGCAACAATACAATCAGACACACGCAACAAATTATCAGCAAGCTCGGTCCAATCAGTGGACCATGAATCAATACCTACAGCACTAAAACACTTAAGCCGATGCCGCACAATATGTGCAACAAAAGCTCCAAAATACATACGAAACACAATAGTATAGTCAACTGGACATGCAACAAATATGCGCGTTTTCCCCAAACGAATTTTCTTCAAGGGAAGTCGCTCATTTTTCTTGCACGGCAACCAACCAGACTGAACACGCACACACTTCTCAGCCATACGAATACGCTCTTCAACAGCATCCGCTAACACTTCAGATGAAATCCGAATAGGTCGTCCATCATCTCCACGCTCAAGGAGGTGCTCTTTACCTTTTCCACGATTCCATGCCCAACCAGCTGACGACTGCATATTGAGACTCTCAATATGCGGATCATCATCAACACCAGCCAAACTCTCCTCGAGCGTGAGCAATCGTCACGTTTTCCTTGGCAACGCGCCAAGCTCATCTGAAATATCAGCACAAGCCTCTGCAACCATCTCCATGGGAAACACAGCGGACTCACCTCGTCCAAATTTCTCCTCACCCTGAATCAAAATGTCCTCACCCACAAAATCCACACATCGCGGATCGTGGGCTGACATCACCGCAGGTTCCGTCACAACAGGAAACAACTGTCCCGCAATCACACTCGGGAAAATTGTTGTCTTATTATTAGCACTCGTTCCAGGTCCATCTGTAACGCCTCCTTTCAGAAAATTTCCTTCAGGGGGAGCGACAAAAGTACCCTCTTGCATCTCCTCAGTGACATCACCAGGTTCGATTCCTTTCCGAATTGGCGCTCCCACAATAGCAACACGCCCAGACTGCTTCTCAAGTTGCCCCAGTGCATCACACAGAAACTGCTCAGTAACAAGCTCGGCGTATCCCACGCCTTCAAGCTGTCGCGCTGCAACATGGATTCCAACAAGCTTTTGCTGAAATCCACGGTCATACGCAACAACAACAGAACCACACGTTCCTGGACCAGTCGCAATTTTATACGTCCACCCAGACATTATATGGAAGGTGTTTCCACCACCCACATAATTCCGCTCACTCGCAGATTTATGTGTAATTGCCTTCGCAACACCATGTCGGATTTCCGTACCCGACGGACATCCTGCAACAACAAGCGCACAGTCCATTTGCTTAATCTGTCCCACGTCCTTATCACTTATAAACAACGACACGTTGTCTTTAAACGAAAAACCATGGAGCTGCATATCATACAACACTACATCACAATCACGCATACACACACAATTTGCACGCACAAACGGAATTTTATACACCGCCCCCATATGGGAGCGGACTTGGAAAAGTTCACCCTCCTCCAGCAACTCTCCCTCCCGAAGGAAGAAGTGTGCTGGAGCAAGAAGAACTGTCCCCTTCACACCAAAAGCACACACACGCATACCTTTATCAGGGCGGATAAGCTCCACCATAGCTGGCACAACACGATACGATACAATAGCAGAGGCATTTACATCACCCTCTTCACTCTGCATCACTCCCGCTTCTGCTGCAATCCGATCTGGACCACCAACATCGCCCGGCCGCACAACTTTAATAGTCGGTGCAAACACTTTTCGCACCACTCGCTCCTTTGCACGACACGCACCTCTCGGCTCGTACCGTTCGGCATCAATACGTTCTACCGTACCAAAACCTTCACGGAATCCCGCTGTAAAACCAGTTACCCATCGCACAGCACCTCGCAACCCAAAATAGAGACTGGCCAAACCTGACACAATCGTAACAATCTGGATAGTCTTCTCTATATAGGGATGCGACGCAATCCACTTCGGCAGATCAAAATCAGTCACTGCCCACGCAGCCGCACACAGCAGCTGCAAGGCCTGACGCGCCTTGCGCGCCTCCTCAGCTGCAAGATCTACAACAAACTTTACAACACCACTAGGTGAAAACTCATATCGGTTATCCACAGTACATGAATTTACAACATTAAAACGCCTACCTAACGCAGCACCAGAAATCTCCCGGTGCACACGACTAGTAACAGTTACATACGATGGACCACCAATTACAGCCTCCATGCCATACATAGGCACGACACCAGCAACGAGCAACTCTTTCGAGCTACTACACCTGCCATCAATTTGCGTTTGCACAGATATAGAACCATCCGTCTTAGTACAACTTGTACTTACATCGCTACTATAACACTCGTAAAACGGACGTTCCTCCTCTTCAGGAAAAACTTCCGCCCGTGCAGCTGCCAATATAGTCTCACGATCACGCCTTCCACGCTCTCGCTCCTCTTCATCGCCATCTTCATCAGTTCGCTCCATCTGCTGGACAAGGATATTAACACGCGAATAATCATACATTAATTCATCCTTTACCAACTGAAGCTGACGCTCTTGCTCAGCACTTGGCATACCACTCAAGGCTGCCGGAAGCACACGCTTGACATAGTCCCCGACCGTAATCTGGGATTGCATATCACGCAAATGCCCCAACGCTTCCAAACGCCGGCGCTGACCCTCGTGATGACTATTTACAAGTCCACTACTATACGTAAGAAAATCAGCCCACGGTACATACACTGCACGCGGAGGCACACTTTCATTACCGATACCCGGAAACATTGAAGGTCTAATATAGAACTCCAATGCCTCCATAATCGTCGTATTGACTAATTTACTCTCATCTAGCATCATACTACCAGGCTTACGATACGCAATTTTTGGTCGCACATCTACAAGCACAAGACGCCGTCGATGCAAAGCCGAAGCATCCACCATAGATGGAGGATTCGGATATGCATTATTCGAAGTCAGCACCACTAACTCCGACGTAAAGAAGGCTTTACCCTTCTCCGAAAACGCCATGTTCAACGGCACAGGAACATTAGAAATCAACTTCTGAAAAATCAGATATGGATCATTCTGTCCTGGTGACACATCTTTCAATGCGCCAAACTCTTCAATCACAACAGCATTTTGATTTACATAGCCATCCCAGTAATCACTTGCTGGATTCCACACAAACATCGAGGGCGACCCATCAGGGGTCGGCCGCGACAAAGCTGCAACAACATACGGCACAATCGACGACTTACCCACACCGGGCACTCCAGTCAACTGAACACACGCTGGCGTTGGTCTACTCATTCCAAAATGCATCCCACTATCAACATGTCCAAGAAGCACCTGGAGTTTTTGCCCCAAGGCATTCATAAACTGCTGAATCGCAGGATTCGCCTGAATCTTTCGATCCGCCATCTCTGCAAGCACTGCTTGTCGCATAAGAACCATCTCCAGAATCTCCTTCTGGCGTTTCTCATTACTCGCCGCAAGCAAAATTCCTTCACTCGTAGACCACACATCAACCGTCTCTGCCATTACAGCAAGGCGACCTCCAGTAGCCAACTCCGTTCGCAACCACGCTTCTGGCGCAAGATACGATATCCAACGCTGCACAACATCAGGCAACGCCTGAAACAGTGCCGCAAGTATCGCACCAGCTGAACCTACACACTTCTCGATCATTGAAAACAACCGCAGCGCCTCTATTATCTGCTTTATACGTCCCGCAGAGACACTCGACTGTGTTACAACAACACCAATCAATCCTACTATTGCAGGAATCGCCGCTGCAATATCACATCCCGCTTCCGGGGTCATACCTGGCTGCCTAACTTCTCTCGCCAGATGTAACCATGCAAAAACGCTCTTGTAACACTCGAGCAACACTCCTTGCGACAACTGCGCTTTCTCCAATACACGAAACACAAGCGTAGGAATCATTTCCCACGCACCTCGCACAATCATTGAAACACAATCACACACAATAGCTGCCCACGACAACACACACTCAGTCAAGCGCGCAAGCTCTTTAGGATCAGCAAGCACCCGGAACATTCCGGCAGCTCCCTGAACAAGGGCATGCGCAATTGACGCAATAGCACTAACATCATCTATAACAGTAGATATAATCCCCTTGACCGTCTCAACGAGACGGGCAAGAGACACCGGAATCTCAGTAACCATCTCAACAGCAGTCGCAACCGAAGTTGGGAGAGTCACAGTAGCATAAGAAGCCATATCACTTCAAACAAGGGCCAAGCGCAAACTAGCGCGGCACAGTCCAAATGGATATAAACACTCTTAAAACTAAATTCTACATACAACAAAGTACTGAAATATAAACACTCTTACAAATTTCACTAAATAAACTACATACAAAATACATAAATAAAAACAATCTAATACACATTCACACAAACACATTCATTCAGTGTCTGGTTTCTACCAGTAATAGAGAGTTTTCGACACTCACAACCGTTTACTCACGCCACCTGGGGGAGAAACACTTGGATAGCCTGCATTGCAGAACTACCACCTCAGCTTTCGCCGTCTGAACCCGCATTGCGAGAACAGAACAATTAAC